CCGACGGGCGCTACGACATTGTTTGCAGCAAGACCGGCTTCACGACCACGACGATCACGGACGTGCTGCTCGAGGACCCGGCCAACGCGGGCGACCTTCTGTATTTGCCGGACGGCACGGGTGCTGTGACGCGCACCATTCAGGGAAAACTGCGGGAGACGGTGAGCGTCACCGACTTTGGCGCGGTTGGGGATGGGGTAACGGATGACACGGCAGCGATTCAGGCGGCACTCAATGCGGCGCTGGCCGCTGGTGGTGGTGCTGTGACGTTGGTTCGCGGGTTGACGTACAAAGTCACATCAAAAATCAGCATCCCGTCCAACTGCGGGTTGCTGGGCGATGGCACCTCGACGATTTACGCGCCGGCTGCGAATTTCAGCAACGCGAGCCTTTCGACTCGATACACATCGACCTCTGCGGTCATAGACATGAGCGGTCAGACCGGCGTGCCTTATACCGCAAACGCTAACCCGTTTCTTATCGGCGTCAGAATCCAGTCGCAAGTCTCTGAGGGACGGTGCGTTGACGCCGTCGTAATTCGTAACGCGGCCAGCGCAGTGGTCATGGGTTGCGAAATTTATGGCTTCCCTGTTGGCTGCGGCATCAAGGCCGCGTCACTGAGCGGTGAAACGGTTTTTGCCAATAATTACATTCACGACTTTCTGGACAACACCACGGCTTGGGCTGGAACTCCGCAATCGACCGCGATTGAGATTGACGGCGACCGCGTCAATTCGGTGTACAGCTTTGGCGTCAAAATCCTCAACAACGAAATCAAACAGATTCAGTTGGGTGCTGCCGCTGTCACGGCTTACGGTTACCAGACGGACGGGATCAACATCCAGAGCATTGCCGGCGCCGATTTCATTGTCACCGGGAACCGGGTGATTGACGTTGGTGAGGGTATCGATCACTGGGGTGAGCGCAGCGTCATTTCTAACAATTCGTTCACCAATACTTACGGTTTTGGCATCAAGCTGATTTACGGCGCTTCTTACAACGCCATTCAGGGCAACGTGATTTACAACACCGGCATAGCCGGCATTGTTTTGGCTGGATCCAACACGGTTGGTGTTGGCAACGTTACGCAGAACAACATCAGTGGAAATGTCATCACGAATGTCGATTACCTCGGCGTTTGGGCAGCCACGACCACGACTGCCGGAATCAAGGTAGACAACAGTACCGGCGCGTATACGTCGAGAGTGACAAACAACGTGTTTTCCAACAACTCAATGGATAGCGTTGGAAAGTACGGCATCGTCACTGGAACAGATCCCGACAAAAACATTTTCGTCGACAACAGAATTCTCACTGTGGGGTCGCTTGGATGGGTTGCCGGCGCCGAAACGACGCCGAGTTACGATGCGGTCAGAACCAACGTGCGTGCGTTTCTTAACGCCGCTCAGTCAATCCCTGCGGCCACCTTCACGAAGGTTCAGTTCAACAGCAAGACGTTTGATCTAAGAACCGAATACGACGCGACCACCAATTACCGTTGGACGTGCCAACTGCCCGGCATTTACGCCGTCACCTGTCAGGTGCGGTTCACTGGCTTCGCAGCGAACAAAATTATCCAATTAGACTTGTATCGAAACGGCGGAACCCAACTGGCAACCACGCAGGCGTATACGACAGGCGCAGATCAGTCTGTTTCCCTGACCAGCAACGTGCAGTGCGCAGTCGGCGACTACCTAGAAATCCAGTTTTATCAAGGCGACACGGTAGCCAGAAACATTTCTGGGGCAACCAATCTGACTTACTTGTGCATTCAGCAAACATGATGCACGAGCTCGAGCACTTTCTGATTGCCGTCGCGGTGCAAACCGCCGTGGGCTTCGCCACCGGCGACTGGTGGGCCGGCGCTGCGCTGGGCGCTGGCGTGTTTATCGGTCGCGAACACGCGCAGGCCGAATACAAGTGGATTGAACACTACGGCAAAGGACGCCGCGCCAACCTGCCCTGGTGGGGTTGGTTAGACCGCCGCGTGTGGAATTTTCATTCGTGGTTTTGGAACCTGACGCTGCCCGTGGTGGCAGTGGTGGTCATTGCGCAATTCAAGGTGATCTAAACAGTGACAATCGTAGTCCCCGCGCTTAGTGCCAGCGGCAGCCTCACGCTGCTGCAACTCATTCAGTCGGTGTGCCGGCGCATTGGCATTCTGGCGCCGAACGCGGTGGTCACCAGCACAGATCCGCAGGTGATCCAGCTGCTCGAGCTCAGCCTCGAGGAAGGCCGCGAGCAGCTGTCGCGCTATTCGTGGCAGGCCCTGCAGCAGGAAGCCACGTTCACCACGGTGGCCACCCAACTGCAGACGACGCTTGCGGCCATCACCACCGGGTTTGAATGGATCGTCAACAACACCATCTGGAACCGCTCGCTGCGCCGGCCGGTGTATGGCCCGGATTCCCAGCAGGACTGGCAACAGGCGCAGGCCATGCAGATCAACGGGCCGTTCAACCGGTTCCGCATTATCTCTGGCGCGATCAATTTTTATCCGGTGCCAGCGGCCGGGCAGACGTGCGCGTTCGAGTACATTTCAAACGCTTGGATCACCACCAACCTTGGCGTGGGATCTTCGACATGGACGTCTGATCTCGACACCACCGTGCTCGACGAGCAGCTCGTCATTCTTGGCACGGTGTGGCGCTGGAAAGCGGCGAAAGGCCTGCAGTACGCCGAAGACTTCCGCAAGTACGAAGCCCGCCTGCTCGACGTCATGAACCGCGACGGGGCCAAGCCCACGCTGACCATGACCGGCGCCAAGTACGACGTGCCGCCGGTGGTCATTGTGCCGGCTGGAAGCTGGAACTAATGCGCCAAGCGGCCCAACGCGCGCAGATCTCGCGCACGGTCTCGGTGCCCGCGCCCACCGGCGGCTGGAATACCCGCGACGCCTTGGCGCAGCAGAAACCAAACGAGGCTGTGATCCTCGACAACTTCTTCTGCCTGCCGTACTCGGTACGCGTGCGGCCAGGCTACTCGAACCACGTCACCAGCCTCGCCACCACCGCGCGCACGCTTATGAGTTACTCGCCGGCCAGCGGTGGGGCGCGACTGTTCGCCGCGACGGGCGCGAACATTTACGACGTCAGCACTGCGGGCGCGGCACCGGCGCCGTCACTCACGCACCTGTCGAACGGCTCGTTCCGCAAAGTGGTCTTCGGCACGCCGGGCGGTCATTTTCTGGTGGCGGTGAACGGGGCCGACTTGCCTATCGTTTGGAACGGCACCAGCTGGGGCAATATCTTCAGCGCCGCGTTCAGCGTAACGGTCACCTCGATCACCAGCGTTGGCACCGCCTGCACCGTCACCATGAGCGGCGCGCACAACCTGCAGACCGGAATGGCGGTTACCATCACAGGCGCCACGGAGACCGCCTACAACGGCACGTTTGTCATTGTGCGAACCGGCGCCAACACGTTCACCTACACCGCCCTTAGCGTGCCCAGCGCGAGCCCGGCAACCGGCGCCCCAGTGGTGACGCCTAACATTAACGCCTCCATCACCGGCGTCTTGCCCAGCACCTTCACGCATGTGAACGCGCACAAGAACCGGCTGTTCTTTATCGCCAACAGCAGCCTGACTGCGTACTACCTGCCGGTGAACAGCATCGGCGGCGCAGCGCAGCCGCTCAATTTTGAGTCGCTGTTTACGCGCGGCGGCTACCTGATGGCCATGGAAACATGGACCGTGGACGGCGGCTATGGTCTGGACGATTACGCGGCTTGGATTACCTCCGAGGGGCAGGTGGCCATCTACCGGGGCACCGACCCGGCATTGCCCGCTAGTTGGTCGCTGGTGGGCCTCTACCAGCTCAGTGAGCCCGTTGGCCGAAACTGCTTCCAGAAATACGGCGGCGACGTGCTTGTCATCACCAAGGAAGGCTTGGCGCCGCTGACCAAAGCGCTCATCTCCTCGGCCGTCACCGACCGCATGATGTTGACCGACAACATTCAGCAAACCATGTCGGACTACACCACGCTCTATGGTGCGAATTCGGGCTGGCAGATCCTGCTGTACCCCGAAGAAAACTTGTTGCTGGTGAACGTGCCGACCAGTAACACGGTCAGCTACCAGCTGGTCATGAACACCATTTCAGGCGCATGGAGCCAGTTCAAAAACTGGAACGCGACGTGCTGGGAACGACACCAAGGCGCGATTTATTTTGCGACCGGCACCAACGTCGCGCTGGCGTGGACCGGCAACAAGGACAACGGCCAGCCGATCAGTTTTGAGGGCTTGCAGTCCTTCAACTACGCCGGCAACCCCTCGCAGTTGAAACAGGTGAAAATGCTGCGCCCGCTGCTGCTGGCCGACGGCAGGCCCAACGTGCTGCTGGGCGTGAACGCCGATTTCGACACCAGCACGCCCACTGGCATCCCGAGCTTCACGCAAAACACGGCTTCCGTGTGGGACACGGCGACGTGGGA